TGATATCAATGCTAGTTCACTAGAAGATATGAAGTCTTTTATTGATGTTAATGGCGAGGATGACTTCGTGAATGACAAAGACATCTTTGACTTAGAAGCACAGGCAGAAGAGGACTTAAAGCAGTCTTATCTAGGTAAGGCGGTGCTGAAGTGTAATGTGTGTCAATCATTAATCTTTGAAGATCCAAATGAGCTAACAGAGAACGAGGATGGAATTATCAATATTGATACAGAGTGTCCTTATTGTCTATCTTATGAGGGATATAAGATTATCGGTAAGATTGAGCCATATAACACAGAAGAGCCTAAAATTGAGCCTGAGGTAGAAGTTGAAACAGAAGTTGAACCAATTGAGGAGTCAGTAGACAAGACTGGTACTGATAGATTAATGGGTTCTAAAGAGATCTCAGGTGACAAGAGAGGTAATGGTGTAATTGCTATTACAGGTGATGACGAGAAGCTATTAGGACATAAGCTAGACAAGTCATTACATGAAGAGCTTGAAGATGAGGAAGTAATTGAAGAGAGTCAGGATGCTAATGCAGTTGAAAAAGGCTTATTAGATGAGTCCGCAGGAGATAATCTTTGGGATAAGATTGCAAAAGCAGTAGGCATTGAGAAAGATCTTACAGAAGAAGTAGAGGATGGTGTAGAAGATGAAGAGTCGCTACAAGAGTCCGTAGAGTCAATCAAAGTTGAAACTGATTCAGATGTAATTGACGTAACGCCTCATGAAGATGGACAGGTAGACGTATCTGTAAAGTCTGATGACTCAAAGCTTGCGGAATTAGATGGCTATGACAACGAAATGGTAGCTCCTGCTTCGGAAGAAGATTTTGAGCCTACAAAGATTGATGCAGACGGTGAACCTTTAGAAGATTCGGATGAAGATTTTGAGGTGGATGACTTTGACGAAGATTCCTTTAATGAGCTAGGTGAAAGTTATCTTAAGAAATGTTATGAGAATGTAAACAGCTTTAAAACTGTAGGTGTTTCTCAGAAGAATGAATCACTTATGGTTGAGGGTGTAATTGGATTCTCTAATGGAAATAAGAAGTCAACTACTTTCACATTTAATCCTGTATCATTAAAGGGTAAGAGATTAAAACTTGAGGGATTCAATAAGCAGTTAGCATCAGGAAATAAGCCATTTAAGGTTAATTGTATATATGACAAAGGCAGAATCATTGCAGAGTCTCTAAACTACAACTACACTGGAAAGAACTCACTAAATGAGTCCATGAAAGTAAGTGGCACAGTAAAGAAGAATAAGAAGAAGTAATAAAAATAATGATGAAGTATGGACAATTATTAGACCCTCAAATAAAAATGCACAGACAATACTTTAGAGAGATGTGCAAATTATTAGGGATATATGTACTATACAGACCTATTATTGAGTGTGATACAAAGAACAAATATACAACCTATGCAGAAATGGATGTTAACTACAAAGAACCTATGTTAATAGGTTGTATATTTGATGAACACCCAACACAGAAAACATTAAGGAAAATGGGTTGGAGTTCAGAGTTACAAGATAATTCCTCATTTATACATGTTGACTATGACTTACCTGAATTACAAGTAGGTTGCTTATTCATAATACCAAGTGCCTTAGATGATGCAGTAGGTAGAATATTCAGGGTAGTATCAATGGAAACAGGAATGATATATCCAGCATCTGTAACATGTGAGATAGTTCCTGAATATATAAATGAATTTGACACAGTATTTGATTATGATGAATCTGATACATGTGTATTAGGTGAGGAAGAACTAGGACCTACTTCAGCACTAACAGAGAATGAGTTGGATTTATTAGGTGAATGAAAATAAGAGTTCCTATAGAGTGTGAGTATCCTTTCGTTTTATTATTAAAAAGAAAGATTGAGAAAGACATGACTAGATATATGAAAACTCAATCATACTTTGATAAATATGTTAAGGATATATTTAAAGTAGATATATCAGTGGAGAAGATCACAAAAGAGTGGATTAAAAGTATAGTAATACTAAAGACACAAGATGATTGGATAATAACTACAGATACTACAAGAATATATCCTAAAACAAAGATAACAGTACACTCACTAATGATGTTCATAGCAAATGGAAATACACAGATAAGAGGAATATCTTTTATACAATCATATTTCACTCAATTAAAACGAAACATATATAGATATTATATAGTATGGAAAAGAATAGGAGTATTAGTTTAATTTGTCAACATACTTGTATGATAAAGCATTACTTGAGAAAATACAGAATTGGACAAGTACTACTGGACTACATGTATATGGAGTAGACGAGACAAGACAATTATGGGAAACAATGATAGATGATAGTGGTAAAGATGAACCTATATCATTCCCATTCATAACACTAAACAGAAATTTAGGGTTTGAAATTGTCAATGATGGGACTACAAAGAGACCTTTATCCTATGACGGATATACTAAAGATGTAAACTTTGACAAGAAGATATCTACAGTAATAAATGAAATACCAGTAAGCTTAACATATCAAATTGATGTATTCACAAGATATGCAAAAGAGGCAGAAATATTAGCAAAGAATTTAGTATTTAATATTGTTAATTATCCTGCATTAGAAATAGAAATACCAAAAGTAAATATACCGCATACAGCGGTAATTGAACTAGATGACCAAATAGAAGATTCTAGTCATATTTCAGAAGTGTTCGTAAGAGGTAATTTTACAAGGTTAACAATGAGGGTAGTAATTCCTGATGCACATCTATTTGATGTTAGAGAATTACATAATGTTGAACTTGACTTTAGAATAAATGATAAATACGAACCATAAATATAAGTAAATTATATAACTAACTAATAAGTAAGGAATTATAAATGGAAAGAATTATAATTACAGAACGTGATAATACCTCGAATGTGGAAGCGTTATCTAGTTATGATGTAGTGTATGTTCCAGGATTTAGTTTAGGAGTTAGCGGTACAATTAATAAGGATCATTATAGAAATCCAACTCTTTGTACTACTAAGTATCAGTTCTTAAGCTTATTTGGAAATGTAACACCACAGTTTAAATCAACACAGTACTATCCAAAGGCAACTGATAAGAAGAGAGGTTTCCCAGAGTATGCAATCCCAAATGGAAAAGTAGCATCTGTATATACAAAAATAGAAGTTGTGAACTTTAAGGACATTAAGGATATTGCAGATAGTGGGTTCTACACAGTAGAAACAGCAAATGCAGAGTCCACTTGGCAACCACAGAGTGGAAAAACATACTTCACACCAAGAAAAGAAGTACAGGGATATGTAGTTGAAAAGATAAGTTCTGCTCCATATGAGGGTAAAGCAATTTTCCAAGGAGTTGACCCTAAAGCATCTAATTGGTATGAACTAAAAGGCTCTGAATATGAGCAAACAAAAGACACAGTAATAGATCTAACAAAAACATATTATAGACTAGACAGTAATGTAATTCCAATGTTTAATGGACCTGAAACTGCAACAGGTAAGGGTGGAGATGCAGATCCTGGATATAGATATGCATTAATGCTTTTATCACTAGGTATCCCAGTATACTTTGAGCAAATGAATGAGTCGCTAGATGATATCACAGTAGATTCAATGTATGCAGGACTACAGCATAGATTTTGGACTACAGGTGACCCTATTGAGCAATGGAGTGATTACTCTTTTGATAATATTGGAGATTATTCTGTTAAATACATCACTTCTGGCGGATATCCAACTTATGAATATGGATTATTAAGTAGTGATAAAAAGCATACTGTATCTGATTTAGCACAGGCAATGATTGATATTGCATATAAGAGACAGGATGCAATTGCACTTATAGATCATACGGACAATCCAGATAGACCTATTTTAGCATTAGGAACAGTAGAAAGCACATCAGTAATTGATAGAGTAAGAGCAGATTTCCTAAATCTAGGTACAGGCAAGGACAGCTATGCAACAATGTTTACTCCACATTATGAGTGTTCTCACTCAGCAATCACAGGTGGGGCAGACGGAACATTTAGTTCAAGTATGCCAGCCTCATTGGCATTCCTTTCTGCATTAGCACAGCAATTACAGAACTATAATCCATGGTTGGCTGTAGCAGGTGTAACAAGAGGAAAAGTTCCATATTGTGAGAGACTGCATGTTAATTATGCATTAACAAATAATATAGCAGATAGTTATCAGGCACTACCTGACAGTATTAGTACAACTGCTCCTATTTCAATTAATCCAGTAACATATGTAAGAAATGCAGGTTACTGTATATGGGGAAATAGAACATTAAGAAATAATGCTAGTGGAACAAAGGCAACATCATTCTTAAATATTAGAAACTTAACATCTGATATTAAGAAAACCTTATATGAGACTTCACAGCAATTAATGTTTGAGCAGAATACAGATGTATTATGGGTAAACTTTAAATCATCTGTAACTCCTATAATGGACAGAATGGTAAGTAATTATATCTTATCAGATTATAAGATCACAAAATTATCTGTTGACCCTGAGACAGGAGACAGAGTACCAGCATATAAGGTATTAGCAGAAATTAAGATAATGCCAATCAATAGTGTTGAGGTATTCAGTCTAGCTGTAGAGATTGAGAACAATGCAGTAAATGTTGCAGAGCGTTCTTAATATAAGGAAATAGGAAAGGAATAAATAGATAATGCCACAACAGGCACAACCAACAAGAGTAGGTGCATATCATTTTAGTGCTAATAAGGAGTTATATGAGATTCAAAGAGGTAATAACTTTGACTTCATCATAGATAAGTCTTTAAATAACTTATTAGCATATGGAAGTGAAACAAAAACATTCCCAAATGCACAAGAATATATTAGATTATCAGTATCAAGTACAAGTGTTCCACACTTCTCACAGGAAGTAATTAACGTAAAACGTGGTAATACGGACGTTAAGTATGCAGGAGTAATGACATGGGGTTCTGGTGAACTTTCATGCTATGACTTTATCGGAGTTGAGACAAAAGATATCTTAATGGCATGGCAAGCAAAGTCGGGAAACCCTTTATATCAGACAGTTGGGCAACAAAAAGATTATAAAGTTAACGGAACACTTATCGAATATACACCAGATTATTCACAAGTAGTAAGAACTTGGAGACTAGACGGTGTGTGGATTAGTGACATCAGAGAAGATGCATTTTCACAAGATGCAAGTGGTGCCAGAAAGATTACATGCACCATTCAATATGACCGAGCTTGGGTAGATTATGAAGCATAAAACACTTGCGTAAAGTGAATAAATGATGTAAACTAGGTATGTAGCGTAATGTTACATACCTTTTACTTTATAATCTAACAGTTGCCCAACTGTCAAGGGGATATTATGACTAAAGAACTATTATATAAATTATATATAGAAGAAAACCTAACTAAAACAGAAATTGCTAAAAGATTAGGAACATATCATAAAAATATTAGTGAACTATTAAAAGAATATAATATTACTAAAAGTAAAGAACAGTACAAACAATCAAGGAAAGAAAGTATAAAAAGAAAATACGGGGTTGAAAATATATCTCAACTTCAATCAGTAAAAGATAAAAAGAAAAATAGTAGCATTGATAAATATGGTACTGAGTATACTTTTCAAGCAGAGGAAGTAAAAGAAAAAAGTAGAAAAACAAAGCTTGAAAAATATGGAGATGAGTATTACAATAACGATGATAAACATAAGGAGACATGTCAGGCTAAATATGGAGTAAATTACTATTGGCAAAGTGAAGAAGCAAGACAAGAGTATAGAGAAAGAAATAAAAGGAGAGAGGCAGGTTTTGGTTGTATGAGATTTAAGAACACTATTAGAGAAAAATACGGAGTAGAAAATATCTCTCAAGCACCTCACATAGCACAGAAAAAGAGTAAGAAGTATAAAAGTGAGGATGGACTTACTTTTGATAGTAGTTGGGAATTATTAGTATATAATTACTGTAAGAGGAATAATTTAGCAGTAGAGAGAAATATACCTATAGAGTATAACTATAATAATAAAAAGCATACAACCTTTATTGATTTTAAAATAGATGGATATCTATTTGAAGTTAAAGGAGAACATCTTTTAAAAGGTTGTTTTGATTATGCTGATAATATGGTACCTATTAGTGAAAAGCTAAAAGTGTATAAAGAAAATAAAGTAATAATTATTACTAATTATAAAGATTTATTTGGTAAAGCTAATAGTACTAAAAGTAATGGATTTAGATATCCTAATAAATGTAAAGATCCATTAATAGGAGTTGATATTAGATTATTTGATAATCCTGATTTTCCTTATAGGGAAGATAGACCTAAATGTTTTTATGATGTAAGAGTAGATAATAATAGAAGTTCTTATGAAGCCTTTCAAGATGAATCCTTACGTTGGGAAATGATAAAGAACAGAATAGAATATGCAGGTGGATTTATTGATAATAAAGCTATTTTAAATGCTATGAACATTACTAGGAAGTGTAAGCAACCTAGTTGGTTTAGTAAGAAATTTGCAAAAGAATTAATTACCAAATATGTTACTACAGACACAGTAGTAGATCCATTTGCTGGGTGGGGTGCCAGAAATGATGCATGTAAAGAATTAGGAATTAATTACATAGGAATAGATTTTAATAAAGAGTTAGTAGATTGGCATAAAAGTTGTAAAAGAAATATAGAGTATGGAGATGCTAATACCTTTACATATGATGGTGAGTGTTCAGTATTAATATGCCCACCTTATCAAGATGTAGAAACATACTTTGAAGGACAAGACTTAAAAACTACACAATGTGAGTGGTTAGATATAGTCATGAAAAACATACCTAATGCAAAAGAATATATAATGGTATGTAAAGTAGTTGATTCAGGATGGGAAAAGTATATAATAGATACCAAAGGAAATAAAAGTCACTTCGGCACTAACAATGAATATGTATTGAAAATAAATAATTATGGAACAACTAACAATTAACGGAATTAAAAACAAAAGTAATGATTGGAATATGTTTCTAACTGATGCGAAGAAGCGGTACATTGCTGAATTTATGGAAAAACATAAAGAGGAATTTCTTAAAAATCACTTTGATGTATTTTTAGACCTTGATTTTTTAACGCATATGCTTAGTTATCAAGTATCATTTTTCAATGTGCTTTTAGATTTATCAGAAAAAGACACAGTTAAATTTTTAGATAATCTCATTAATTTTACTCCATTTACAAAGAGATATTACGTTAGCTTGTATAATATGCAGATAAATAAGATGTAGATAAATGGAAATTATTTAGAAGATATTAAACTTGTAGAAACAGACGTAGACACACTTATATGTTCTCCTACGTCAATTGTAAAATATACGTCATTTTGTCAAGCCCTTGTGCATTCCAAAATAAATAAACTTATTATAATGAATGTAAATTTGAATAAAAAGTTAGCTGAAGTTGATGAAGATGTAAAACGTATATTAGATTGTAACAGATCAACTATAAAAGAAGTTATAGCTAAATAAATTATAATCAATATACAGGTGAACAAAAATGAAGGTAATCTTTGATAGGGAGAAATTAGCACAAAATTCACACATGAATAATGAGGAATTTTTCATAGATTATATTAAGGCATGGTTGAATAGTATTCCAGGAGTTATGCAAGAACGAATCGCTTCCGCTTTGAAGGATAAAGACGGTGTACAGTTATTGATTGATATTAACAAATTTGAATCAGTAAGTCCCTACAGGAATCATTTATCTCAATCTATACATAACACACTAATATTAAAGTTTGTTAATGAACTTGAACAATACCTAAATTCAAGTAAATTTAATAAAGACAACATTAATTATATACTTCGTGAATCCTATTTTAAAGAAATACGCTTAGAGAGTATTGAGGATGCTAAATATGTAAATGAGATAAGAGGCGTTAATTTATGCACTATTAATGATTTATATGTGTTAGATGATTGGATAAATTCATTAAAAAAGATTAATTGGTATCCAAGTCAGATAATAATTAATACTTTTTCAAATTGTGGAATAAATAACCTTTACATACCAAAAGATAACGCAGTAGGATTTTTTAATAAAACATCGTTTTCTTTATCTGGAACATACATAAAAAATATAATATACATTTAGGATAATAATATGGTTGAATATAAAAAAGAGGATAAACATGATTAAGTGTAGCTTTATCGGAATTAGTAATATTAATGAATTTAAAATAGAACAGCTAGAAGAGGGAGATTTAAGATTCATAAAAGAAAGTGTGCTAAAAAACAAACATGAACTAACAAATCATAACATGCTACCCCTTTTAGACACCTACCTTTTACAATCACTCATACGTGCCGGCAGTCATTATTTTAATTTTTTGATAAGCATTGATCCAGTAGCCTTTGCAGATAGTCTTGAGTCTCTTGCAAATAGTGAATATGGTAAAAATTTTTATATTGTACTTAATGACGTAAATATATATAACGTCTACTTGAACGAACAGGCTCTCTCGTGTTTCTTCTTTTACTGCAACAGAATTGAGAACTTAACCTGTGAGATATATAGTATGGACGATATGTACGAACTGAAGAGAGCAGTGTGCGAAAGTTCAATTGGAAAATTAACAATTAAATTACATGGTGAATTCAGTAGTGATATTAAAGAAACGTTTAACGATTTCAATGTAGATGAAGTAGTAGTAGAAAACATTTAGTAAGTATGGAAAGATTAGTTATTGAAGGAATTTGCAATAAAAAAGATATATACAGAAAGAGTTTAACAGGTCGTACTAAGCAGACTATATTCAAATTTTTCAGGCAACATAAAGTAGAACTTAAAGAATATAATATTGATTTTTTATTGAGTGACTGGTTTTTCTCCTGCCTGGAGCCAGACCAAAATAAATATTTTTTTAGTCTACTCATTGATGTATTTCCACAATCATTAATTCAAAAATTTTTCAATGAGCTTATAAATTATTCTGAATTCGCAAATTACTATTATGTGTTATTGCATAGCGTTACAATTGATAAACTTTTTATTGAAGCTAATATGGATTCCGACTTGATGTTTATTAAGAGTGATATAGCGACTCTTGACTGTAAATTCTATCAAGAAGAAGGACTTAAGGATTTTTTAAATAATTGTAAAGAGGTAAACATACAAAGACTTATTTTAGACGAATCCTTTAGTTTGGATAAGGAAGATATAGAAAAACTACTTTCAACAAATGGTTCATCTGCAAAAGAGATAA